GTATAACCTTATAGTGTTTTGGCGCCCTCCAGTCGAGATTAATGGATGCGAGGATCCGCTTACCGCGAAGTATGAACAAGTCGACGGCAAGAAAGTCGTTAGTGTTTATCTTCGCGGAAGGAAGATTCACACCTTAAATGATCCAGATAACGGAACGTCCCGCAAGGAGATGGCGTTCCCATCGAACCCAGCGAAGAAGATCGAGAAGGTCAATAATGACATTCTTCGAACTCAGGTTATGTTTTATTTCAATGATAAGACCACTAACCACTATTCCTTCGTCGGGCAAGGTACAATCGTAAAGATTACCGACCTTCATGGAAAAGAGAGGCTGTACGTTGTTACGGCTACACACGTGTACGTGTGCGCATCTCATTTCTCGGCCGCTAACAGTCACGGAAGTGCAGGTCAGAGGTTTGTGGAAGTTCCAGAGGCCAGGATCAAGGCACCCTGTCAAAAGGATTCAGACTTGGATTTCTGTTGTTTTGAGATTGATCAAAGCAAGATGTCGAAGGCCGCATGCCCTACTTACCCTACTCTGGTCCCAGCCGTTTCTTGCTCTAGGACTTCTAGTAGTTGGCTCGTGTCTAACGACGTTCTCGAGTCGGTCGGCTATGGGCAGCCAGATGGCGACGGACTTGGCTTTTACAGGTCTACCGGAAAGGCCACAACAAGGCCCACGGATAATCCTTACGTGTTTGGGCATGTTTTGTCCACTAAGCACGGGTGGAGTGGATGCGGCCTCTTTCGGAGGGCGACCAATGGAAAGCTTCACTTGGCCGGAATTCACACCGGCAGGATCCGAGACGAAAATGCGTTTATCCTTATGGAAGAAATGCATGAGATGTTGGAGGATGATAATTTCTTTGACGTGCTTAGCGCCAAAGTAAACGAAACCCCCACTCGCCACAATCGTTTGTTCGACGAGGGTGGCCGTCAAGGAGCTGCAGCCAAAGACCGACGGTTCGACAAGGCATCATACGCCGCTGGTACCGGAGACTATTCCGGGTTTGCGTCTAACAAGAACGCGGCGCCCGGCGCTGTTCCTCTTCGTATCAGTGCGGATGAGGAGCGTGGTCTTGACGAAATTTCCGAAAAGGAGGAAGAGGCTAAGAGAAAGAAGAAAGTTCTCGATCTTAAGCAGCTTCTTAAGGAAATCTCTCGGATTCTCCTTCGGATTTTCAGAGCCCCGCCGAAAAACCGCCGACGGGGCAGGCTGCGGTGGAAAAGAAGCCCAATATTTCGACTCTAGAGCGAGCTATCAGCTCTTCCCAACTCCGAAAACAATCGGAGAGTTCGTCGAATATTCAGGACCAGGGGCCGACACAGTCCAAGTCCTTGGCACCTGTGCCAGAAAGCTCGACGGAGCCGGAAAGCACCCGAAAGGGGACCCAAGAGTCCGCGAACTCTTCCAAGGCCTCTTCCCGGAAGTCGAAGAAAAGTACTTCTACCCAGAATGCTCCCAAGAAGCAATCCTCACCAGCATCATCGAATACCACTCCGGAAAATACACCGGAGTCAGGTTTCCAGCTGGCGAAGGCAACAGGGCGAGAGAGACTTTTACAAGATACTACAAGCAAGCTGGCTTCACTTGGAGGTTTCCCTTCACTACAGACTTGGGCCGAGTCGGCGTCAAAGAAGTCTTTGAAAGAAATTGGAGCGATATTGTCAAAAGTGTCAACCCAAAGTCCACCCCAGGATATCCCTACCGGCTCATCTTCCCAGACAACGACCGAATGCTCGCAGCAGCAGAAGGAGACGTCAAGGATCAGGTTTGGGAACGTCTCGAAAAGATCCTATTCGCCCGTGCTGAGGACAAGACTTTCCGGTCCTGCTCTGAGGTTCGGACGCGGTGGCTTGAGGGGTCGTTAAGAGACCCTGTGCGCCTCTTTGCGAAGAAACAGGCGCAAAAGGTGAAGAAGAAACTTCCCAGGCTCATAGCCAGTGTTTCGGTAGTGGATCAGATCGTGACTCGATATTTCTTTATGAACTACGCCGAAGCTGAGAGCGATTTTTATCCGCTCTTGCCCACTAAGAAGGGCATCGGATTCAACAGAGAACACGCGCGAAAGATTGGGGAGAGTGTCGAAAAGATTTCCAACATCTTCGACGAAAATCCCATAGCGTCCGATGTTAGTGGATGGGAAAAGAACTTTTCCCAGGAACTGGCTGATTTGCACGCGGATCACATGATAGATACGTGCGAGAACGCAGATAGCTGCGGTTCACTCCTCGTTAACGCGTGCGAGTGGTGGAGCAAGTCTTTGCTCACAACGCCCTACGTGCTGGATTCTGGAGAAATCATTAATTTTGATGATCTCCGGGTTCAGAGAAGTGGGGACTACCTAACTACTTCTTCAAACGGTGTAGGTAGGGGG